TTGCTTCTTGGCTTCAACTTCAGAAGCCTTAGCGTTAGTCTCAGAGGTACCCGCCGCAGTCTTAGACAGAGCCGCAGTATCCTCAGAGAGCTTAGCCGCCTTAGCACTATTGCTAGCCGCAGTAGCCTGAGCAGTAGAGGTGCTTGCACTATTAGCCGCTTTAGTGGCATCAGCGTTAGCCGCAGTAGCACTATCCTCAGCCTCGCTAGCCTTCGTCGTAGCAAGGGTTGCCTGCTGTGTAGCGATGGTAGCCTGAGCTTTAGCTAGGTTAACCTGCTTGGTGCCTTCAGTGGTGACACTACCAACTTGCTTAGTGCCCTCAGCAGTAACTGCATTAACGCTAGTCGTCTGTTGAGCCTTCACAGCACTAACACTGGTAGTACCCTGAGCACTCACAAGACCAACCTGCTTTCCCCCTTCACTAGTGATTTTATCAAGCTCAGTAGAAGCGGTATCTGTGATGGATTTTACTTGTTTAGCACCCTCGGTCATGATTTCATTAAGGGTGGTAGCACCTTCAGTAGCGCTTTCCTTAGCCTTATTAGCATAATACTTAGAAGAGTATTCAGAGCCATCCACAGTACCCGTAGTCTTGTTAGCCCAATCCTTAGCAAGATCTCTAGCAGAAATTGCGTCTGCCTTTAGGCCCTCCATGGTGGTGATTGTTTCAGGAATCTTGTTGATTTCCGTAGCAACCTTCTTAACATCTTCAATGTTAGAGCCTACCTGCCTAACTTCAGTAATGTTGTCTGACACATTCTTGATGTTACCGCCAGTAATAGTAGGAATGGCACCCCCAGTATTACCTAGATCACCATAGTCCAAGAATGTAGAGATACCAAAGGAACCCTCTAGGTCACCCCCAACTAAGTTAACATCCTTAATGTTGTTCGAGGTAGTCTGAACATGAGTGATGTTATTAGCGACAATCTTAATCTCAGGAGCAATAGGAACTACTACATCAGCAGTTTTCTTTACGTAGTCTGCAGATTCCTTAGCTGCCTCTTCAGATGCCTTTGCGTTAGCTTCAGACTGCTTAGCGTTAGTCTCTGAAGTCTTAGCATTAGTTTCACTAGTCTTAGCGTTCTCTTCAGATTTCTTTGAGGCTACTTCAGATGCCTTAGCGTTAGTCTCAGATACCTTAGCGTTATCTGCAGAGACTACAGCCTTATCATGGAGAATCTGAGTATCTGCATGAAGTGTCTCTGTCTTAACTGAAGCAGAGGCAGCAGTACCCGCATATGCCTTTGCGTTAGCTTCAGACTTACTTGCAGATACTTCAGATGCCTTAGCATTGTCTGCAGCAGTCTCAGCTCTCTCCATGAACTTCTCAGTTTCATCTCGATTAGCTTGAACCTTCTGAGAATCAGCATCGTAGTAAGCCTTAGTGAGCGCATCCTGAGGATTCACTGGATCAGCTAAGTTAACAATTCTCTTATTCTTAGCATCCCAGTTTCCCTCTCGGTTAACACTAAGGGAATCCTCAAGGATATCTCGGCCTTCTTCAGCGATATGAAATGCCTGCACCTGAGACGTATCCAAGTCAGTAGCCTTAAGAATGGAGGCATCCTTAAAGGTGACTACTCGTTCAGTAGCTGAGGTATATCTTCGGATTGTTAAGGCTTCTCCTGATGCAGGAGCTACCTTAAGTCTAATCGTAGTTTTATCTAGGAAGTAATAGTCACTGCCGGTATCACCATAGTCACCCCCAGTAAGAGTAGTGCCAGCACCTAATCGTACAGTAACGAAAGACTTCTTTAGA